TCTTACACCTATCCAAGAATCGTACAAAAGGCGGAGTCTGACTGGGAGTTTCTTGTACGGGTGGCCCGCCTCTACGGCGCGCGTGTGGTCGTGCATGGTACTCACATGCGCATCTGGGACAAGTTCAAGGCTTTAGGGCGACGGCCCTCATTTGAGAGGCTTACAACCATACGTAACCAAATGGATGCTGTGCCGGGGTCGATCCTGAGTTTCGATGGGTCGTTTGGCTTTGTGTCTCCAGATGGGTACAGCGCCAACTTCCAAGTCGCTGCTCTGGATAAAAGTGGGGCGATAACGTCAATCTCGTCGGACGCTGCGGGGCTGTCGTCATGGACTGGTAAGCCCCACCTCTCCAAGTTCACGAACTTCGTTCCCGGCACGTCGCAGAACGTGCAGGAGGCGATTAAAGCAGTTGAGGCAGAGGACAAGGAGACCTTTGCGTTCAACGCCATCGTGGAAGTGACTGCTGGGGCGGGCATCGTGCCCGGAGGGGTTGTTGCTGTTGATGAGTACAACTCCAACTTTGACGGCTTGTGGTACGTCAACTCTGTTGTTCACAAGATGGGGTCAAGCCTGTATACAACAGAACTAACCATTGGGCGTGACTTCAACACTACGAATTCGTATAAGATTCCCCCAGTGGAACTGCACAAGGAACCCCCCTCTCCTGTGTTCAAGACAGGTGAGTGGAAGGCATCGTCAAAGCGGGTAACCAAGTATGTATGAGGGCATGAAGACATACAGAGCGTTGGTCACCTACTCGTCCGCAGCCACCGGGGACGTGCTGGTAAAGATTCCGTCCATCCTCGGTTCGGAGTCCATTCTTCCTATTTCATTTATAGGAAGAAGCAAGGCGGGTTCCGTGTGGAAAGTTCCCGAGATAGGACAGCAGGTACTCGTTGCGGTGGAGGACGACAGGTTCTCAAACGTATACATCGTAACCCCGGGTTACATTGAGAACTACTCGTCAGAGTTCAGTCAAACCAACGAACCTACTGGATTCGCTAACAAGAACTTGAGTGCGATCTCCTTTGATCATGCCAGTAAGACGTTCACTATAGAACCACTCACTACCTCTTTTGATGTGTGGTGCAAGGGTGTCAAATACACAAAGCGCGTGGCAGAATCTATTGCCATAACCGACACCTCAGATGTGCACTACATCTACTATTTTGAAGGCGTACTATCCACCAAGACTACGTTCTTTGATTTGGAGAACGAAGCACCTGTCGCTTACATCTACTGGAACTACGTCGACCAAGTCGCGTACTTCTTTGCAGATGAACGCCATGGCATTGTCATGGACTGGGCCACTCACGAATACCTGCACCGAACCCGCGGTGCCGTCTTGGCAACCGGTTTGGGGCTGACCAACTACACCACCACCGGCACGGGGTCAGCAAGTACAGACGCTCAGATAGGTCTCACAAACGGCACCTTCTATGATGAAGACCTCCCGATTGATGTCACCCACGCGGCGGTACCAGAGTTCTACACGTGGCAACAGCGGCTCCAGACGACCGCTTATCTGCCTGTCTTTTATAGGAGCGGAAGTGCTGCGCTATGGAAGAAGGACACCGCTACCGCCTACCCATTGAAGTTCGGCACCCGTGGGCAGTACAATCTCAACTCCGCTGGCACATGGTCAACGGTAGACGCCCCGAACAACAAGTTCATCATCTACTGGATAGTGGCCACCAATAACCTTAGTGACTCCGCTGGTAACAGCGGGCCTGTGTTGTCGATCATGGGTCAAGCGGAATACAACAATATTGGTCAGGCAGAAGAAGTTCTCTGGAGCGACATGGATCTGACCGGACTGCCGATATTTGAGTTCAGAATCCTCTACAAACTCATCTTCAAGACCAACACCGGGTATACCAACGCCGTCAAGTCGAAGTTGGTTTCAGCCGTTGACCTGAGAGTCTCGACAACTTTGGCTTCGGGCATTCCGGCATCGCCGGTAGTAGACCACGGCTTCTTGACCGGCCTAGCCGACGACGACCACCCTCAGTACTCGTTGGTAACAGGTACGAGGGCCTTCACGGGCACGGTCTATGCCCCCTCCCTCTCTGTTACCTCCGCGAGTGTAAGCGGCAACGCCTCGGCATCAGTGTTCGTAGGCTCGGGTGCCTCCCTGACAGCGCTGTCAGCCACCAACGTAACCACCGGCACACTGGATGCTGCCTGCCTCCCTGCTGCCGCATCCACAGTTACCTCAGTTGGCACACTCACAGGGCTAACCGTCAGTGGCACAACTAACTTGCAGAGCACCGTCCAGAAGAACGGTGTGGGCGCAAAGTTAGTGGTATTCGCTGGGCAAGCGGTGGCCTCAGCGTCTACTGGGGTGTCCACCACCTCTGACACCGCTCTCACGGGAGCCTCGGTGTCTCTCAGTTTGGTGTCCGGGGACATCGTCATGGTTACAGGCACCTTCGATATCACGTGCTCAACCGCTGCTGCTGGTTCCCCATTGTTCGGTTCTCTCTACGTGGGAGGAAGCGCCCAGACCACAGTTGCGGTAGTACAACCCCCCACAGGTGCGACCAGCAGATTCCCTGTTACACAAACATGGGTGTACACCGCCGCATCGACAGGCTCAGTAACCTTCGACCTCCGGGCAAAAGTCAATGCTACTGGGTCGACATTCACGGTGTGGAACCAAGGGTCATCGTTAACATATTTAGTCTTAAGATGACCTACTGGTACAATAGTTGAGGCAAGGAGGAGTACGTTGAAGTCAATAAAGATTCCCTTCAAGTTTGAAGGTGGGCGGCTAATGACCACCACCTCCTTCGACACCATCGCTCAACAGAAGATCATCGACGTGCTACGAACAATCCCCTTCTCAAGGGTTATGCGCCACAACTACGGAGCAAACATAGAGAGTCTTTTATTTGAACCAATTGACGAACTAACATTTGCTGACTTCAAGGTAGAAGCATTGCAGACACTTAATGAGAGTATTTCACGTGTACAAGTACTTGATATGTACATGGTTAACTCGTCAGTGACTGACTACTTTACAGATGTAAACACCACGATGACGGTAGCCGTAGTTTACCGGTTGCCTCTAGCAGCCCCACAGATAGTCAAGTTGAACCTTGCTATCCCCGGCGCTGTTAACGAAGACTCCCCGATCTGAGGATTACCATGGCCGAAAACCCCTCTTACGATTTCGCCAGTCGCGACTACGCCAACATCCGTCAAGACCTCATGTCCCGCGCTACCCGCGCTGTTCCTGAGTGGACTGACCGCGACCCTTCTGACTTTGCCACGGCCATGGTGGAACTGTGGGCCTACATGGGCGACATCTTTCACTTCTACATCGACCAAGCGGCGCAGGAAGCGTTCGTAAACACGGCAACCAAACGCGACAGCGTTATGGCCTTGGCAAACTTATTCGATTACACCCCTCGGTTTCGCTATCCCGCTGTCGGAACGGTTGACATACTTAACAACACCGACACCGATATAGCACTCCCCCAGTACACCAAGTTCTCCGGGTCATACAACGACACGTTCTACACCTTCTACTCAACGGCTTCCGCTTCTATTCCTGCCTACACGGCTATCTCTGTAGAGTTGTTAGAAGGGCAAGTTATTGAAAACGAGTTGTTGACTTCGTCATCAAATGGCTCCATTGGTCAAAGATACACACTGTCAGACACGGATGCCATCCCTGCCAGTGTCCGTGTGTTCGTAACCGACCAAGGCACAGCGGCGTCCACTGCGGCAGAGTGGGAGCAAGTGGAGCACGTCAACACGGTGACGGTTAACCGTGCAGCCTTCTCCGTGTATCCCAGTTCTACTGGTGAGATTGAGGTGGCGTTCGGTAACCGACTGAGTGGCCGCATTCCCCCATCAGGCTCCACTATCACCTCCACGTATTCCACTTGCTCGGGAGCCGCTGGTAACGTCCCTGAGAACACCGTGACTTCCTTCTATTCCAACGCTCCGCTGGGGTTGGCTATTGCGCACTCATCCTCGTTCACGGGTGGCTCTGACGCAGAATCAGTGGACTCCATCAAGAAGTCACTGAAGGCCACCATCCGGACTCAGGACAGAATTGTCACTCTTCAGGATTTCAAGGATTACGCCTTGCTGGTAACGGGTGTGTACAAGTCGGTCGCTTCATACACGAGCGGCTCAGTGACGATCTACCCGTTTCCTTACATCGACACTTACACTTCCTACGCTTCCGCGTCGGCTTCAGTTTCGGCTGCCGTGAAGGCTGAGATACTGTCGACCATCCAGCCCAAGGCTCTCCTTGGTGTAACCGTTACAGTCGCCCCCTCCGTGACCATCCACCGGGCGGTGCTGAGTATCAACCTGTATGTCAATGGGAAGTATCGAAACTCCTTGGTGCAGAAGGCTGTGGAGAACGCTCTGGATGGTTTGTTTGAACTGTCTAATCTTGACTTTGGCAAGGACATAAAGGCAGCAGAGATTTATAGAACCTGCATGTTGGTTGAGGGTGTTGACTACATCGTCTTGAACTCTTTGAACATCTACTCAGGAACTTCAGGAACCACTGCTGCTTCGGTAGGCCCTACGAACTTCATACGTAAGGGTTCGTACACCATAGTGACCTCCGGTGGAATGGTCTAACAGACTCCATGGCTCGGGTATCTTTCACCTTACGTAAGGATGGGTTAACTCTCCCCGGCTCGTACCTCCAGTACAACTCGTCACTGGGGGCGCGCACCGACGACGACAACGCTCTGAGATCAGACGGCTTCCAAATCCCGCCCCTCCTTACTAACGTCGTCGTTGGTGGTAACCAATACGCAGCGGCGGCTTACTTCTCGGTAGACGCTGTTGACTATGGGGTCACCTACATAACGTGGGGCGTGCCCCTTACTGCCGCCTCCGCTGTCGGGGTCACCCCAGTAGCAACCGAAGTCGTGATCGTGTACTCACCAGCCGGTGAACCAGACACCATCGACGGGGGCGCAACCCTCGTGGAGACCACTACATCTTCCGAGTACTACCACAACCCTACCAGCGGTAAGTGGGCGTACTACACGCTGTTCTTGAAGTACCAAGGCTCCTCGGGTGATCTTTACTACGAACCAGCGGCCAAGTTGTCAGTCCTCGTTCCCACAAACTATGGCTCAACTGACGTTCTCTACAACCACATCCCTCAGATGTACCGAGAGTACGACGTGGCCACCGACACAGGCACGGGTGGTCACCTCTATCGTTACCTGTCCATCTTTGGTTGGGACGCAGACAGGCTTCGGACCATCATCGAATACTTCATAGGTTGCCGTGATCCTCGGGTAGCAAGGACAGAAGAACTAGATCACATCGCAGACGAAATTGGTGTGCCTCTGTCCAGTGTGGAACTGGGTACGTCTCGCCTACGCGCCTTCATGGACGAGATCGGTATTATTCGCAGGGCATCAGGTATAGAAACAAACCTCGCCAACGCTCTGACAGCCCTCACTGGTTCTGAAGTTATTGTGGATGCGGCTACCCGCAACATCTACATAAAACCAAACCGTGTAAACCTATTCCGCGATCCGCTACTCACTAACCCAGCACAGTCATCTCTTGACGGCGGATTCCCTACCACGACGGTCTTCTCAACAACGATTGACGGCGGTCTCCACAACACACGGTCTGTGCCCGCATCGGTGAACCCAGCGACTGACGGCGGGTCACCATCCTCGGTGTACGCATTCACCACCGGATACTGGTG